ACGGGCAGGAACCTGATTATCAACGGTGCGATGCAGGTGGCGCAGCGGGGTACGTCATTTACTGGTCTGTCTAATGGCAATAATCAGTATACACTTGACCGTTGGAAGTGGGCTGAAACTGCAACTCCACCCTACACTATGAGTGTGGAACAATCTTCAACCTCACCAGATGGCTTTTCAAACTCCTTAAAGGTCACAACTACGAGTGGCGGCACTCTAGCCAGCGATGATTTGTGTCGAGTGTTTCAGGGCATTGAAGCACAAAACCTTCAGCATCTTCAGTACGGCTCCAGTAGCGCACAATCTCTTACTCTTTCTTTTTATGTCCGTTCAAACGTGGCCGGCACATATGCAGTTCACTTTTATCAAGACGACGGTGGGCCAAGAAATATTACACGCACTTACACAATTAGTGCGGCAGACACTTGGGAATACAAAACGCTCACTATTCCCGGCGACACTGCTGGCGCAATAGACGATAACAATGGTCGTGGCCTTAACATTGAGTTTATTTTGCTTGCGGGTTCAGACTATAAGGGTACGACTTCAACAACTTGGGGTAGTGTAGCAAACGCACGTTATGCAAATGGACAGACTGTTGACATCAACACCACAAACGACACTTGGTTTCTATCGGGCTGTCAGCTTGAGGTCGGACAGGCCACGCCGTTCGAGCATCGGTCGTATGGCGATGAGTATAACAGATGCCTCCGCTACACATATGTGCCACGCAATGACAGCGACAGCACAGCCGATGGTTCAGCGTTTAGCATTGGTTACTGTAATTCTGGCCCTTTGGGCGTTTACTGTGCAGTATTTCCTGTGCCAATGAGAGATATCCCGACGCTCACAACAACATCAAGTTCTGGCGCACTTGAGCAAGCCTATCACAACAATACTGTCACAGGTCACAATGCTACAGATATGGCCTATGTCGCATCTATAAGCGGTAATCAAAAAGGCTGGTTTACTATTAGCGGCGCAAGTTTTTCTGGTGGTGAAGGCGCACATTGCCGATATGCCAAGGGTGTTTTTAGCGACGGCACCAGCAAAGATAACATCATCGTGTTTAGTGCGGAGTTATAAAAATGGATGTTAACAACATAACGCTGGCACAGTATCAGTCTAACAATTTAGAAATAGGCAACGGTTCTATCCGAATTGAAGAGAACAATGGCTCAATTGTGTATCAAATTCCAATAAGTCAAGGCAATGCTGATTACCAGCTAATTATGGAAGCTGTTGCAGCCGGCGACCTAACCATTGCGGACGCTGACTGATGAGCAAGCCCACCGCTGCATCTGTCAAAGCTGAGCTGGTTACGCTGACAGCTTTGTCTCAGGAGCGCTTCATCGAGCTTCTGAGCCGCGTCAAGCGCTTAGAAACCATCATGGTCGGATCTGCCGGCACAACCATCGTCTTGCTCATTGGCGTTCTTCTGAGCAAGTGATCCACGCTTTTCTGCTGTTCGTGTTTTTGAACGGCAAGCTGGTTTCAAACGATTTGTATTTCCGAAATCTTGATGAGTGTCTTTCATTCTCTGTGCGTTTAAGTCGCCAAGGAAAAACGGTGACTTCGTATTGCTTACCAAAATTTATCGATCCTAAAAAAGTAAGGGTGTACTGATGCTTGATCCAGTCACCATCGGAACGGCTGTCCAAGTGGCGACCGGGGCTTTCAAGATTCTCCAACGCGGCTTTGCCGCCGGGCGAGAACTAGAGCAGATGACAGCAGATTTAAGTAGGTGGATGTCGGCTGTCTCAGATGTTGATCACCTAGAGAAAAGCGCTAAAAACCCAAGTCTGTTCCTCAAGCTCACTAAGGGCAAAAGTATTGAATCACTCGCCCTAGAAGCCTTCACGGCCAGAAAGACTTTAGAGGATCAACGATACCACCTCAAAATGGCCATACAACTCACGCGAGGAACTGCGGCTTGGTCTGAACTGTTAGCGCTGGAAGGCAAAATTCGTCGTCAGCGCCAAGAGGCCGTATACGCCGCCCGACAAAGACGGCAGAAAATCATTGAGTACATTGCTTGGACTGTTGTGATCGGGGCCAGCTTGGCCACGCTGACAGCCTTTGTGCTGTTGCTAAAGGCGCACACAGCGCAAGCGCAAGCAGCCAATGATCTGACGGTCTGCCGCCTCGTCAAGTGCATGAAGATTGAGGACGATGGCACCAAAGCTTGCGTCTTCAGAGGCGCTCACAATACCCAAGAATTGCTCGTGTTTGGGCCGCGTGAATTTTTGCCACGCGAATACCTGTGCCAGTGGCAAGTCGATCAGCCGCCACCACCAAATATTTATGATGCCCTTGAGGCAATCAAGGACAGCCGGAATTGACGCAAAAAAAATTTGAGCAGGACAGCAAGTTTGCGTCTGACTGGGATCTGGACGGCGACGGGCTGGTCAGTGATGACGAGGTCGAAAGCAGCAGACAGATCAAGCAGACAGAGACCGAGCTGCGCCGGCACCTGGCCCAGCTGCGGATGGCTCGCTTCACTCTGGCAGCGATGGGCGCGTTTACGCTGGCCATGTTCTTCATCCCGCTGGAGCGGGTCGAGGCTTTGGCTGATATCTCGAATCTTTTCTACATCTCGGGTGCCGGTATCGTTGGCGCCTACATGGGCTTCACTACCCTCGGAGGTAAGAAATAATGCTCGGAGTTTTAGCATCCATTCTTGGCAATGGCGACGTCATCAAAAAGGGCATGGACCTGATCGATGATGTCCACAGTTCTGATGAAGAAATGGAGCGGCTCAAAGCTGAAACTAAGATTCAGACCATGCAAGCCTATGCCCCATTCAAGGTGGCGCAGCGCTACCTCGCCCTAATGTTTACCGGAACCTTCCTAGCATCGTTTGCCTTGGTCCTTGTGATGACCTTGATGGGCAAGGCCAACATCCCAAACATCAAACAGGTCATCGATGACTTTTATTTAGGGGAAAGTATGCTGACCATACTGGCATTTTATTTTGGTGGAGGGATGCTCGAAGGCGTGGTCGGCAAAGTGAAAGCCAAAAAATGAAGACCAATTTTGACCAGTGTCTGGACTGGCTGCTAGCCCACGAGGGCGGCTTTGTGAACCACCCAGACGATCCAGGCGGCATGACCAACAAGGGCATCACAGCGCGCGTCTATGGCCAGTGGCTAGCCGATACAATGGACGTCGATGCCGAGGTCACCGAAAAGGTGATGCGTAGTATCCCAGAGGCCCATGTCGAATCTATCTATCGCCAGGAATATTGGAACCGTGTTTCCGGCGACAAGCTGCCGGCGGGGCTAGACTGGGCCGTGTTCGACTGGGCTGTAAACAGCGGGGTCGGTCGGTCAGCTCGCACCCTGCAGAAGATCGTAGCTGTCACAGCTGATGGCGGCATCGGGCCACAGACGCTGGCAGCTGTTGCGGAACACGACACCGAGCAGCTGATCACCGACATGCACGGCCGGCGCCAGGCTTTCTATGAGCGCCTCAAGACCTTTGAACATTTCGGCAAGGGCTGGACCAGGCGCAATGAAGAGACCTTGCACCAGGCCATAGAGCTGTGCCGTGGCTAGTAAGAAAAACATAAATCTGTCCGTCGGTCGCGGTGAGAAGCGATCGGTCAAACAGGGCGGCGGCCTCACAGCAAAAGGCCGGGCAAAATATAACAAGGCGACAGGCAGCAATCTGAAGGCGCCAGTCACCGGCAAGGTCAAGCCGGGCAGCAAGGCTGCCAAACGGCGCAAGAGCTTCTGTGCCAGATCCAAAAGCTGGACTGGTCCCAGGGGGAAGGCCGCGAGGCGTAGGTGGAAATGTTAGGAGATGCACATGTACGGCAAGAAGACCATGAAGAAAGCCGCTAAGAAGGGCGGCCTGACCAAGAAGCAGAAGACCTTGCCCAAGGCTCTGCAGTCTAAAATCATGCGAGCGAAAAAGAAGAAGCGCTGATGGCTAAGAAGAGCCAGGTCAACAAGGCCGGCAACTATACCAAGGCCGGCATGAGGAAGCGGCTGTACAAGTCGATCCTCGGCCGCGCCACGCACGGTACCGCTGCCGGCAAATGGTCAGCTCGAAAAGCCCAGCTGCTTGCTAAGGAATATAAGAAGCGGGGCGGGGGCTATCGGGACTGATGCGCGCACCACAACGATCGCTCAAGAATTGGGGCAAGCAGAAATGGCGCACCAAGTCAGGCAAGAAAAGCAGCGAGACCGGCGAACGGTATCTGCCGGAAGCAGCAATCAAGTCACTGACGCCGGCCGAGTATGCTGCCACTACGAGGGCGAAGCGCAAGGCGAAACGCCGGGGCAAACAGTTCTCGAAGCAGCCCAAAAGCATTATGAAAAAGACCAGGCGCTTTAGGTAGCTGGGTGCCAAAGCCTCTGGCACCCAGGTGCCAAGCGGGTGCCAAACTGGGTGGGATTGAATGGGATTATGCAGTATGTGCTTGCACCGTAAACTACTGTAATATACTGTGATTGGACATGTTAAGACGCTTTCTTGACAGGTTCGAGTCCCGTCACTCCCGCCATTCAAGTCGTTGAAAGCATTAGCTTTTGACGGCTTTTTTTGTGTCTGGGTGCCAAATGGGTGCCAAGAAATCGACAGCGGGTGCGGGATTTCACCTTGAACTTGACGGAAAACGTCACTATCTTATGACGTATAGAGTCAAGAAAGGGAGAACGACCAATGCTTAAATATCGCATACCCCAACGTTACTACGACGACCATGTCGATTGTGACTGCGAAGCTCCGGCGATCATCAAAGCCACCAAGCAGCACTACTGGATCAGCGCCGAAGAAACGGAAGAGCTGGCCGAGCTGCGTAGTCGCGCACAACACTATGTCGATATGGGTGCGATGGGAGCCTTTGACCCTGGGTTCTCCGGGTTGATAGCTAGTGCTAGGGCAACGCTGAAGATCATTGGCGAAGACGCCGCGCAGTCTGAGGCCGCAGAGGCCGCCATGATCGCAACCGCACCGAGGGGCTTCTAATGCAAATCGTCATCAAGCAAATCAAATCACGCGCCAAGGCTGGCAAGGCCGCCTTCTGTGTAGACACCCGCACCCTGATCGATGGCGGCAAGCGCAGCTTCTTTGCAACCCGCCAGCAGGCCCAGGCTTACGCCGACCAGCTCGCATCTGAGCTGGCGCCCAACCTGGGCGAGAGCTGGGACTGGACGTTCCAACAGCTGCGCGACCATTTCGTGGCGCACGTTGAGCGCGCGCATGAGGACGGCGACGTCACCCGGTCGAGCATGATTGAGAAGCGCCGGCACAGCCAGGCGTTCATCGATCTCAAGCTCAACAACAAGGCGCTGGCCAAGTCGAAGGTGCGTGATCTGACCACCGGTCAGATCCGGCTGCAGCTGATGGACGAGCTGAAGGCCGGCCGCTCCATCAAGACTGTGAAGAATATCATGGGCAACGTCCGCGTCATGCTCGACTTTGCGATTGATTCGGGCTGCCGCAACAGCAACCCGGCTCTGGGTGTGAAGGCCAAGGGTTCAAAGAGCCATGACACTGGCAAGGCTCAGCGCATCCAGCCGGCAGTGATTGAAACCATCATTGACCACATGCCCGAGGCCTGGTCGCTCCGCGGTCGCTTCGCTGCCACTACCGGCCTGCGCCAGGGTGAGCAGCGCGCCCTGCTGTGGTCTGACATCGACCTGGACGCCGGGTATGTGTACGTCACCAAGGCGGTGAAGCACCGCGCCGAGGTGGGCGACACAAAGACCGCCAAGGGTAACCGTAAGGTGCCACTGACCCCTGACGTCAAGCAGCTGCTGCAAGAGCTTTATCTGCGCGCTGGGCGGCCGTCAGCTGGTCAGCTTGTGTTCCCTAGCACGACCGGCAACGTGCTGTCTGACAGCCGCTTCCTGGCCGCTCTGCACAAGGCCTGTGACGCAGCTGGTGTTGAGCGCATCCGGTGGCACGATCTGCGCCACTACTACGCAAGCCGGATCTTGCAGGCGTTCAACGGTGACTGGTGGACAGTGACCAACCTGATGGGCCATGAGAGCATCAAGACCACCACCAACATCTATGGCCACTGGCTCGAAAGCGAAGAGCAGGACGCCAAGATCGCGGACGCTATCTCGGGGGCGTTCTAAGCAAAAGGGGCGCACTAGCGCCCCTTTCTTGTTTCTACCGCCGCTTGATGAAAGCGGATGGCCAGCTGGTCTAGCTCGTCAGCTGATACCTTCCTGGTCACGAACTGGCCCAGCACTATCCCGCAGACCTTGCCCCGCAC